ACCGAAGTCACTTGATCCGGCGACAGGTTGTACTTAGAAATCAACTCCGTCACGCCAGCAGCATTAGAACCCTGGGCAATGACCTGCGCATCCGCCATCGGCATTTTGATGCGATTCGACCGTTGCAGATCGGGCCTTGCTTGATTCGCAATCTGATTGGCAAGATCAACCGCTTCTTTCAACGCCTCTTGGGTCAACCGAGTTGGCCTCCTTGCCTTCCTAGCCAGTGTCAACGTCGTCCCGGTTTGCGGCGCTGACGATGGCGGCAGTTGAATCACTGGAGGCGTTTGCTGACTGCGACGCTTTGCGGTCTCCAATGCGTTGATGACCGCATCTGACGGGTCGTTGTCAGTCACAAATTGGTCCAACGACTTCCCGCTCAAGCCCTGCATCCGGCTGAACATCAAAGTCTCCTGGGGGGACAACCCTTCTGTTGGATTGAAACTCTTGCCAACCTGCAACCCGGTTGCCTGCGCCAGCATGCCCTCGAAACGAGGACTGACGGTTTGATTGTCAAGTTGCTTCTGGAGACGCACTGCCCGCCGCATAACGTCGCTGACCCAGGTCTTGAGCCGAGTGAACCAAGATTGAACCTTGGCGGGCAACAAAGTAGAGGACGGGGCGCGGACTACGATGTAGTCCACCGACAGATCAGATGCCCACTCGATCACGCCTTCTAATGTGTCAGGCATGCGTTGATCCTCTGGCAGACCTGCCTCCAGCTTGCGCTTTTCCGCTAGGAGTTCTTCGACGGTGACTTCCTTAGAATCCAAGGCACGTTTGAACCACACTTGCGATTTCTCACGCACCAAGGTCTGCGGAGTTCTCGTTCCGGTCACCACAGCAATAGATGCTTGCTTCGACTGACTCGCATAGTCAACACTGTTGGCGCCCAGGACTTCATAGTCCTCGCGCAATGTTTCGACTCCGGGCGAAGATGCCGCCTCACCAGCATTGATGTTTGCTGCCGCAGTCGCTGCATCAACTGCCTGCTCAGTTGGTGCTGGCATCAATGCATCCAACTCCGCCGCCGTCTGAACAACAGTCACCCGATCCGGGGCTTGCCCTCGTTTTGCGTCTACTGCCTCCATCCACGCAATCATTTCCTGCACAGTAGCGGTAGACTCGTCGATGACCGCAGGAGCGACGGTCTCCGTTTGCGCCAGGAGGGCTTTTCGGACCTTGGTGATCCCGGCTTTCTGTTCAACTCCAAGTGCCTTCCGAATCTGACTGCGTTCGGCCCTGCTCAGTTGATTCCAAGTCGAGGTGTATTCTTCCTCTGACATGTTCCGCAGTTGCGTGATCTGGTCGGCACCCAGCAATTTTTCGACTGCCGAAGTTTCCTGCTGCTCCGGTTCGACCATCCCGGCATCTTGCACTGCCTGTCTGAGTTCGGCATCTCGTTCAAGAACAAAGTCCAGCACAGCTTTTGCCCGCTCCTGAAACTCCGCCTTACGTGCAGTCAGCATTGAACGCACTTCCTCGGTTGGGTTTTGGGCTAGGACTTTGTCAATTTCTTGAATGGCTGAATGCTGACCATCGATGACCTGTTGCGCCACCTCCTGAGTCATCCGGTTGATCGAAAATTGCCCCGCAACAATTGCTTGTTTTTGCGCCCCTCCAACAGAGTCCAGCAACCCTCCCGTGATAAAGCCAGCCGCGAACTCGCGTGACCGTCTGTCCGCATCGAAGATCTTCTTGGCGATAGGCTCAAGACCTTTGGCTCTGGCTTGGTCGTCTTGCTTTGCCCAAACGCCTGTAGCTTTCTCAGTGAAGTCAACCAGCAACCCGGAGACGTTTTCCTGCAACCCTTCCTTGATTCCCCCTCCAACAAACGTCGCAGTTGCTGCTGCACCGGGAACTTGGAAGATCGTCTTGTTTGCCAATCGAATTGCTTCGCGGCCCAAGGGAGTCTTTTCAATCAACTTCAGTTGTGTCCCGCCAACGCCAAGGAACTCAAGGGTGCCAATTGCGCTTCGCAAGCCCGCTAGATTGTTAATCTCTTCTGGCGACATGCCAACATCTTGACCAACTTGAGTGCCTTCTGCTGTTCCCATTGCAGACCCCATAAATGCAAGGCCACCTGAACCAAGAATTCTGCCAACTCCAACATTTACCACTCCAGAGGTCAACGCCTTCGGCAAATCACCCATGAAAAAGGTTTCTGCCAACTGTGGATTCTCTTTGAACTTTTGATTGATGCGAGCATTTCGAGCCTCGTTAAGTTTATTTCCCGCTTCAATCAAAGGAGGTGCCAACGCTGAACCCAACGCTTTTGGAACTCCGACAACCCAGATTTTGTTCATAGCCTCTGTAAGCTCTGGATCGAAGTAGGTGTTGTAGCCAACGTCTAGTTGACCGTTCTCATCTTTATCAATGTAGATGTCATGAAGTTCAGCAAAGGTGCTGACGAAACTTTCCCTCTGGTCTTCTGGGAGCGCACTGTACCTAGCTTTTATCAAGTCTTGCTGTTGCTTGGTCAGAACTCGTTGTTTGTTGATCCTGTCCTCACGTTCGACAGGCGTTTCGAGTCCACCTTGAATTTGTAATCCTGCGCCCTTAAGGGATTTGCTGACGATATCAACAGCCGTATTACTTACAGAAGCCTTTAGATGTTCTCCAACTAGCACTCCGTTGTCTAAAGCATTTCCTCTCCAGTCTTGAAAGTGTTGCAATCGCGCCGCTCTTGCTTGCTCCGGGCTTGATCCGATTGACCTAAGATAGCCTTCATAGGCAACACCCCAAGTCACGAGCAGAGCCAACTTATTTTCAGGACTGCCTTCTTTCCAAGAATTAGACGCAGCAACAACGTCCCACGGTGTTGGCTTGTTAAAAACAACAGGTGACTCTGGCATGATTATCTACTTGGATAAAAAACATTCAGTGCGCCTTCAGCCAGAATTTTTTCCCAGAAACTCATTTGTTTCTTAGACTTCCCAGCAAGTTCAGTTTTGGCTTTTTCAATAACTTCGGATGGCGTTTGGCCGGGAATGACGACGCCCGGCTCAAGATACTTATCTATGTCCACAGATTCCGTTGGCACACCAAGATCCTCAACGTATTTCAACACATCGGCAATAGGCGCAGTAGGTTTGTTTTTCATGTAATTTGTTACAGCAGTCTCTAAAGCAATCTGCGCTTTTGTCTGCATAACAGTATCCAATCCTGATTGTCCCACCGCAGCCTCAATCTGACGTTTTGCCTGACTCAAAATGATGCGTTGATCACTAGACATCGAGTCATCCACGCTCGGTTGTTGAAGAAGATCGGATAGATGACCGATAAACGAACTGTAATAGTCTTTGTGGATCTGATCTTTGATCTTCTCCCTGTATTTCCAAACGTCCACAAGTTTTGACGTAGGAGAAATCTGTTGGTTCATCTCAGTCCACAGAGATGTCATCACGTCGAAATCCGGTGGCCTCCCTTCCCTCCACTGGTCCAGCTTGGTTTTCTTTTGCTCAGGAGTCAGTGCAGTCGCATCGAGTTGTTGCCTAAACTCCGTTTCTGGAATGTCCGGTCTTTCCGCCAGCAGATTGTCTAACTCATCCATCTGCGAAATGCGGATTTCACTTTCTCTGCGATCAATGCCTTCTAGGGTCTTGATTTTATCCAAATCAGTCATCCACGAAGGTTTTGAATCCGTCAGGTAGTCTCTGACCCCCGACGGGTTTTGATAGATCTGGACAGTTAGATTTTGCCGTTGAATCTGCTCCTTCGCCTTGGTCAACCTGATGTCTTCCAAGTCCTGCGTGGAAAGGCCCATAGCAACTCTTTGAGCGGAGTATTGCGTAGCCGCCATCAAGTCTCCCCGAGCCACTGCCTCCTCGAAAGCAAACTCGCTTTTTGCTTTGGCAATGTTCAAGTTCTGCCGCATCGCCATAGTCTCCAAGCCTACCCGGTTCTCGGCCTCCCAGGCTTTGATGTTCTGCTCCAGCTTGCGCTTCAAAGGCTTGCTCATCCGCTTGTCCGGGTCGTTCAGCAGATCACCTCGGACAGATTGGACGACACCATCAAAACCACCTTTCCAGCCGCCCGGATCCTCCGACAACCCCGCTTTGTATCGCTCTGCCGCTCCCTTCATGATCGCGTCTGCCTCCATCAACTCGGCAGACTCCCGAGCAATGATGATGCGTTGCGCGACCTGTGAGATGCCCTGACCAATGTCGGTAATGGTTTGAGCGAAGGCTTGCCCGGTCTGAAACGTCGCTCGCGCCGCTTGCATCTCACCCTGGGCCAACTGCTCGCCCGACGCTTGAACTCCACCTACGCGCACCGCAGTCTGCGGGGCTTGCGTATTCAGCCGGACTCGACCGGCAGACACGGACCTCGGATTGACCTGTGCAGCGTCCGGCCCCGGCATCATTTGCGCGAGACCGGTCTGCGCCGTGGGACCACCCGGCAGTGGGATGAGTTGTCGTTCCATTAGCGGTTACGGAGGTTTGCTTTATGGATAGCGGTTACGGAAGTTTGCTGTGTTAATTGCCGCGTTTCCAATGCCGGACAGGACGCTCAGTCCGCCCTGCGCTCGCATTGCTGCGGCGGATGCGGTTGCTCCTTGGTAGGCGGCGGCACCATAACGTCTTGTCAGTTTGGCTTGAGTAGCCAGATCACTGGCTTGAGACCGGATGTTCTTCGCGTTCAGTTGGCTTTCGTAAAGCGCAATGGCGGCCTCTTGTTCTGAGTTCCATGCATCCACTCTGGAATTGAACTTCCCTAGCTCCGCTGAATACCTCATGCCTCGCACATTCTCTGCGCCTTGATACGCCGCCATGTCTCCCTCGAAGCGGGTCATGGTTCCAGCAAACTTGGTTTGCCGCACTCGGTTGCCTGCTTCAGTCAACATGTCGAACCGATCAAGCTCAAGCCGGGTCGCAGATTCAACCAGGCGATCAAGCTCGGTCCCAGCCAATCGAAGTCCGCTTCTAACGGTAGCCACTCGTTGCTGTCCTAATACTGTCTTATTCTGTCTATACATCCGCACTGCGGAAGTCGTTGCCGCCGCCGCAAGATTCTGCGCCTCTAAATCGAACTGCGCCGCTTTCGCGTCAGAGAACTGTTTGCTTCTTTGGTTGGCTAACTCAACAATGTCCGCCGCCCGGGTAGCTTCAAAGTAATCGGTATCTGCTAGACGTTGGTTGATCGCGCTTTGTTGACTGATGCGCGATGCCACATACTGCCCGCGCCATTCCTCCAGCTTCGCGTTTTCGCGCAGTCGTCCAGCCTGGGCTTGCAGCACCTTTGCGTTCTCGTTCGCCACCTTGCGCTCGATGACGGCACCTCGCATCTGCGACTCCGCCGCCTTCCGTGAGGCACCGGCTTGACCGATGCCGCCAACAACGGAAGCGATTGATCCAAGTGCTGCGAAGAAAGGCATAGCTTTATTATATTAGAAAAGCGTTAGTAATCAAATAGTCTCGGTTGAATCCCACTCGATGCACAAGCCCAAGATCTGAGCGGGCAGTGGCGTTGCCTGCCGAAGTTTGAGCCTCGGCACCCTGCTGTGAATCCCGGCGACTGCTGCTTCTACTGGTCCAGTTCGCAGACTTGGCGGATTCTCGATATTCTCTGACGCCACCCTAGTTTGCAACTGATAATACACGTTCCGCTCCGCATCGGAGTATTCGATGCCGAACGAGTTGTAGAGGTCAACCAAGATACGTGAGATCTTCCCTATCTTGTATCGCGTCATTCCGGCCCGAGTGTTGGCCATAAGAGGCAACGTCTCAACAGTCGATGTCATCGGCAACCCAACACACACTACGGCATTGGTGACAGACCGATTCAGCGTGATTGACCCTGACGCAACAGTCACTCGGGGATGCGTTCCGCCTTCAACTAGCACATCGACTTGCGTTCCGTTTAGATAACTCAAGCCAGTTACTGTTACCCCTGTAACGCCCGTGACAATCTTCCCAGAATCAAGAAACAAACACTGACTTGCCGTCCCGGTTAAGACCAGATCAGGGGTCTCCGGGTGAAGACGTTCAATGCGTCGGTCATTCGATCCAGTGACTTTCACCGACACCCACACCTCATCCCCTGCCGCCCCGGGGATGGTCGCCACACTTTCAATCGTGCCAGCACTGTGAACGTGCTTGTGCCACCCCATCAACGATTCTGCCCGGTCATAGTTCACGCCTACTAGCTTGCCGTCCACTACTGCCCAGATGATAGGGTCAGGCTGCTGACTGGTCGCCATCTGAACGATGCCCTTGCTTGTGATATGTTCTGCCACCCTTGTCAAGTCTCCGGCGGCATAAGGATCTCGGGCAAGGTCGTCTCGTTGGGTGTCCAAGCCTATGTAGTCGCGGATCCGAGTCCCTCGACGCTCGACGAACAAAACGCTATCGTTTAATGTTAGTGCCGGCAGAGCAGCAGACCCATAAGCTGTAGACTTTTGCGCAGATGCGTTGTCTGGGTCAGATGCATTCCGAATCACCCATTCGTCCCCGGCAGTTCCGACAATCAACGCCCCGCCCCGGGAGATCAACCACTGGATCTTGTCTGCCGTCGAACTGTAAAGCGTTTGTTGCAGGGCGAGGTCCGGCGACTCAGCCTCCCGGCGGAAGTTGTCGAACTCGTCAATTGCGGAAGCGAACAGAGTCAACGGTTCGCGTTTGGTCCCAGCAAACCAAAGTCTGCCATCATGCAGAATGACCTGCCGGGGATAGCCATTAGGTTTGCTCCAAGACCCTTCGGCCCAGTATGTCGTCGCAGTCGTCGCTAGGAACGGCTCGATAATGTCCACCGTTACTGACGTGCTGCTCGCTCGCGCAGTGATCTTTGCGCTTCCCCATACTACTGGGTTAAGAGCATCGATAGTTGCCCTCGGGCTTCCTGTTGCGCTGGAGTAGTTGGTTGTCGTAACCCTCAAGTATGTTGGCTCGAAGCAAGTGCCGATGTATTCGATGTTTCGCTCTCCGGCGATCTGCCAAGACTGCAACACTTCCCAGGTGCTGTTATCTTTGCTTTGTTCAATGCTAATCGTTGAAACAAATGTCCCGGTTGTTTTGAAAACAAACTCTCCCTGAGTGAGGATAGACGATGACGAACTGTTACTGCTGATCGCCAAGGCCACCGTGTTCTCGGCGCGGACGTGTCCAATACGCCAGTGACTTCCGATGTAATCGTTACTTGTCCACAAGGCAGAAGATGCCGTCAAGGTGCGGGAATTGCCGCTGACATGGCTTGGCGTGATAGTCAGCGTTCCTACGTTCTCGTCAATAAATGGTTGTGCGCTCAGGGCAAACTCAGTCAACGTCCAGCTTGTGTCCGAAACCCGAACCAGTTTACGCGGAGCATAGTTCGGGTGGACGATGAACACAGTGTCGAGGATCTGCTCTGTCCGCAACTCATCGAGGTCTGTTGACAAATACGGAGTCGCAAACGTCACCGGGGTTCCACCACCACTGGTGACCAATGCGCCGTCTTTGTAAACTCGAGCAGTTTGATTGCCAAACGCCAACACCAGTGCTGTCGTCGAGGAGAAGCGAAACGGAATCAAGCGCACCTTGTTCTGCCCATGCGTGTCAATGTATTGGAACCCCGGACGGCGAGTGATCCCACCGTAGGGCAGCACCATGAAGTTCTCCAAAGATGCCACCGAGGAGTAATACCGCTCCATGTCGGAGCGGGGCCACAACCTCCGCGAGATCTCGCCACCGGCTAAACTGAAGACTTGGCTAGTCATTGATACCGGGCGCGGATAAGATCAGATTCCAAAAGCCTGTTGTTACGATGACCCATGCTTTCGTTGCCGTTCTGCCTGCTGGCTTTTGGCAGAAGCCCGCCTGGACCAAGGCACCTAGCTTCAAGCGATGCCGCCAGTTGCCAGTTCGCGTTGATTCCCACAGTGACCCGCGCCGCCAAAAGGGTAGCAAACGCTTCGACAAAGTCCGAAGGGTAAGCGTTCGGGTCAGTCTCCAGCTTCACATACCGCAATTTGCAGTCTTCTTCGTTCGTCAGGATCGCACCGCCTTCGACAGCAAACGGTGCGTTGGGGTATTGCTCAGGGTCGATGCCGTTCACTTCCAGCACTTGGATGCAATCAATCGGGAGTTGGAAGCGGTTGGCCCACCCGAACGCAGGAGCCTCTAGCTTTGCGGTCACCACTCGGGAAATAGCAAAGCTCCATGGCGCCGCCCGCAACAGTTCCGCCAACACCGAGTCGTAATGCGTCCTCAAGTATTCCGCGTTCACCGAGTTCTCGTCAACTGCGACAACTGCTTGTGCGCCGATCTTGGCTAAGGCAAGGTTGCAAATCTGGACTTTAGTCATAGCAGTGGTTGTATAGTAAAAAGGGGCGAGAGGTTATAACCCTCCGCCCCCCACTCCGAATCGCTCAGAGTAAAATCAAGCCGCGTAGGTCTGCACGGTGATAACTTTGTTATCATACCGGCGCATCCCGCCCATGCGCATCGTCACGCGCATCTGGCGAGCGTGAGAGGTTTCAGGAAGAACGTCAAGGTAGACCCGGCGTTGACCTTGGTAGAAGGTGCAAGCGGAGGGAACCCAAGCAATGCAGGTCCGTTTGTTGCTTGCCTTAGACAACCGTTCGGTGCGGATGAATTTGATCCCCATGAAGGAATCGACTTCGCCCGCCACCAAGGCACGAACCGTGTTGTAGTCCGCACTTTGGATTGTCGGAAGCGTAAGCAGATTGTCCAAGTCAGACTGCGACACTGCCATGTAGACTTGCTCGCCACCAGATCCGCTAATCCCTTGACCGGTCACTTCGTTGCGGGCCAAAAGACTTTTGACGTGGATCAGCTTTTCAAGAGTCAACTTATGCACAGCAGTGTCAGAAGCAGAAGTGTTAGCAGCACCACGAGCGCTCGCAGTCGCGTCGATATACAGTTTCTGAGTTTCAAGAAAGGTGGCATTGTCAGTTCCGGCAGCACCTTTCTTGGTCGTCGAATCAGAGACCAACGCATCGATGATGATGTCGTCGATCTGCCGACCGAAGTTAGCGAACATGCACTTCAATATCTCGGAGTCCGGGCGAGCAAGCGCACCGAGTTTCTCGTCATCGTATTCGTCGATAATCTTCGCGTCTTCGTACTCGGAAGCGGTCAGCCACCGGGAAGCGGATTCGACATCGCTCCGGTTGGTCGCCCCGGCCCGGAGGGTCTTCTTGGCCACCGTGTTCTGCGCCTCGAAGTCGTCGTAACGCTTGCGGTTCCCGTTGAGGTTGCTTTCAATCGTGACGTAGCTCTTGAGACGTTCTTCAAGCTGTTGCGCTTGATGCCCCCAGTTCTCGTTGAACAGGTCAACGACGTGATTAGGAAGATTCGTGATTGCTTGACTCATGATCTAGTAATTGTGAAAGTGTTTGGATTAGGGAGTAAGAAACGCACCAATGTTCCACCATCCGGTGCCGTCAAACAGCAGTTCCAGCATGCAAGTTTTGCTTGCAGTGACGTTGGCTACCGCAGGACCAGAAGCACCGGTAAGAGTGACACTCCTAGCCGTTCCATCAGCCGTAAGTCGGATGAAAAGCCTTTGTCCAGTTCGAGGCGCACCGCCGACCACTCCAGTTTCTCCGGTAGTCTTAGGATCGATGGTAATGTTCCCGGTAAGCGTGCCAATGATGACGATTTCGTTGTCAACGTAAGTGCCAGGGTTGGTCAAGTTGACTGTGGCAGCATAGGCCACCGATGTGGTCTCTCGGGTAATCTTTTCCCAATGTTTGCGAATTTCGGCCATGTTGTTCTAGTGTTAGTGGTTTGTATATGAGCAGTGTGAATAACGCAACAAAAAAGATCACATTTGTTGCGACCTGATATACATGTCCTCCACAAGTTTAATCGTTGCCGAGTCGCCGGAGTGATAGAGTCGATGTTTAGGGTTGCTCGGATTGCGGATGATGTCCTGCGCCATAGCCCTAGGATTCTCCGTCATCAGACTCAAAGCAGTGTCAGGCAAGCCCATGCCGGTTCGGATTCGAGGATCTTCACTCATCCAAGTGTGAAGCTGGAAGAACACCTCCGCCAATTTCGCGTCTTGGATCGCTTCGAGATTCACCCCGAGTTTGGTCGCCGCCACCTTGGCTTTCTCGGCATTCTCACCAAACTTGTCGCCCCACATCTGCCGGAGTTTTCCAACCTCCTGCTCAACATATTGCACGGTCTCCGCTTCAATCGCCTGAGATCTAGCAACCTCCCGGGCCGCCTCCAACTGCGCCAGTTCCTTGGCCACACTAGCAGGAACATGATGTTTGGCAAAGACCTCGGCAACCTTCTGCCCGTGCGCCGCATCCCATTCGCCTTGATAGCCTTCGGGGGCTTTGTCTAGGTTGTAGTCTCCAGCTTTGTCCGGTGCGCCCAACATAGTCCGAAGCGCATCGAGTTGCGACGGGGTAGCCTTGGCAATGTCTTTCGGAAGATTAACACCGTCCGTTTGCCTCAACCGATGCAGGTCCGAGAAGACCTCTGGAAGCGTCTGATACTTGCCAATGGTTGGCGCAAGGTCACGCAGATTGTCAGGCAAGGTGTCTGCCCAGTTCTCTCGGAACGTGCCGTCAGGTTGAACGTAATTCGCAAACGGCCCGGTTACGGTTTCGGTCGTCGTTGGCGTTTCGGCACTGCTGTTGGTTTGGGTGTCCATGTCTTTGCTTTGTTAATTTCGATCTTGAGAATCTCCACGATGTCTTGTCGCCCGCCAATTGCTGCCGCCCGCAAAGCGTCGTATCCGGCAGCATCGAACGGGTTCTGGCCGGTCCAGCTTTGCTCCTCCAAGAAGCCGATGATCAAAGGGAAATCCTCGGACTGAGCGAACCGCAACATTGCGTTCACCTTGGCTTCTTCATCCGCTGCATCGTATGCCCCTCGGTGTGTCTGTCGTCTCATTGCAGTTGCTGTTCTTCTTGCATCGCCACCATTTGCGCCTGCATCATCTGCCGCTGTTGCTGCAACCGAAGCACCTCGCCTTCGGAGCGCAGCATGTTGGTGTCTGCACCGCTAGACCGGAACCTTGCACGGACAATCTTCGGAATGTCGAACTGGTCAGCAACCGTTGGATCCACCTGCATGAGCGGAAGAGTTTCGCCCACCGTGCCAAGTGCAGCGTAGTCGGACTGCGCTCGAATCTCCAAACCGATGCGCGAATTGAACTCAACCTCTGGCACCCGGAGGAACGCTCCACTCTCGTTCATCTCGGTCAGTTCTGGAGGAATGTCAGCAGGGAGTTCTCCAGCTTCGGCAAGTGTCGCAAACAACCACTTGCCCAACGGCTTGAGCAGTTCGTCCGCAAGCAGATCGAAGGTGGGTGAGGCATTGTCCATCTTCTCGCCCATCCGCGCCCTGATCTCCTCGGCAGTTCGTTGCCGGTCGTCCATCTGAGCAAACATCTCGAATAGATCCACCATGAACGCTTTGCGAATCCGTTGCCGCTTCAACTCCGCACGCTGATGACTGATGTCGATCCGCCCGTTGGTGAGCCACTCTTCCGGTTTCTGACTCATGTCTTCGATGACGGTCACGCCACCAGGGCGGAAGTCCACCCGCCCTGACATGGTCTCCGGCACCAAGATCCGAGGATTGACCATCGCATCGACCAAAGCATCCGACATCTGCTCCAGCCGGTTGACCTGACACAATTCAGGGTAAGCGTAGAAGGAGGGCGACCATCCGAACGGCGCCATCGGGTTGCTGCGCGTCCACGTCAGGTAGCGGGTCACCAAATACGGGGAATCGTTCAGCCCGCCTTCGCTCACGATTTGGCCGGACGAGTAATGCACCCAGGTTGATCGATACCGCATCTTGGTCCACAGTGGTGATGCCGGGTCGTAGTCAGGGTTGGGCATCGCAAGGTGGATGTAGTCCGCAGTCTCGTTGTTTTGGCGAGGATTGACAGCAGCTTCCTGAATCTCTTTCGGAAGATTCTCCATGCCGTAGATCGCCGCCGCCGTTCGATGACTGTAGCAACGCTTCACACCCACAGTGTCGATGACATCGTCCGGTCCCATCGCGCAAACGAAATCGCCTTCGCACCGGAAAGACAGTTTACGGTTTGCCGAATCCCATGACCGCAACAAACACGCAGTCCCGAACCCGGAGCGTTCAAGGTAAAGCTCGAAGATAGCGTTATAGAAGTTGCTCTTGAGCAGATGCATCTTCACGATCTTGGCGCATTCCGCAAGGTAGTCGAGAACGTCGTCAGTCTCCTCTACGCCAACCGGGGCCGAGTAGCCCAGCCACCCACCTTGTCGAGGTGTCATCCACGCCAGTTGCCCCCTCGCGCATGTCAGGTTTGCCTCGATGCCGGTGCTGTCGAAGATGTCGGCATGAATCCGCCGGTCAGGGGTGCCTGGGTTGCTGCCACTCGTATTCGACGAAAGATCGTGATATCGGCGAGGTTGGATGTATTTCGCCAGATCCCGGAACGTGCTTCGCCATGGACCCGCCGCCGACTCCATGTCATGATACATCCCTTTGATTTCTTGCCCTGTCATTACCTATGATTGCGAAATTTCTCCACCAAAACGTCCACCACACCGAGGACAAGAATGCCCACGAAGATCCAGCCTGCCATACCTGCGATCAACTCGTTCACGCCCCGTAACGCATACCAGAATTGATTGCCGCCCCAAGGAAGCCGCCGGTCTCCCCTGCCGCCAACGTGCCGAGGATTCCAGCCTTTGCACGTCGCCGCCGGATTTCACGCCCAACCTGCATGGAATTGTCCACCAGTTGCGTTGCCGGGTCAGCAGAAGGCATTCCGGGCATGCCCATGCTGTTGGTGCTTAGTTGCGGAGGATTCATCATCCAACTTGGCATAGTCGCGTTAAGAATGGCAGGACGGCGCATCATGATCTAGCATTCACATATAATGACTACAAATGCAAGATGTTTAAGCGGGCCACCATGTAACCGAGTATCCAATCTCGCTTCGTTCTTCGATGCGTTGGATCTCTCCTTCCCTAAGCAACTGTTGCATAACAGTTGCAAAGCGCAGCTTCACGTTGTCACAATTGATCTGCCGGTTTGTTCTGCCTCTGTCACGCAACGCCTTCAGCACGTAAGGCCAAAGCTCTGCGGATGTTCGCCCGGGATTCTTCCCGATCACCTCGATGACGATCTCGTCGTACGGAATTACCATTTAATTACCTCCAATTTTCCTTTTCGTCTTTCGCCAAAGGAGTTTGGTGATGCCAATCCCAGCTTGAAGGCATCGGCAAACGTGCGAAATGCATCCGCGCAGTGCGATGTGTGGTCGTGTAATGGTTGCTCCTTGAATCGACCGTTGTCGTTTTTCACGTCTTTTCGATAGGAAGCCAGTAGCTGTAGCCCGTGTTTGCATCTTGTGTGAAAACAAAACGAGTCGAGCAGTCCTCTTGCTTCGTTGATGCCGATCCACTTGTCAGTAGTTCGGGGAACAACAATGCAGTTTCTCAAGCCTGCTGCTTTTGCTTCGGTAAGGAACGTCTTACCGGAAAGACTATGGTGCGCCGCATCGTGCGGGAGAAGGTGCCTAGCCACCGTGATTTCCAAGTCCCTCTCCCAAGTGGCAATGACTGATGCGTAGTGATCGATGGGTTGCCCGTTGCTTTCGTAGTAGGCAATCGCCCGGAAGTCTAGCTTGGTCACTTGGATAAGCCAAATGGCAGTAGAGTCTGAGTGTCCCAAGTCCCAAGCGGCATAGATAGGATGGAACTCCTGCGGGTAGAAATCCCCGAACCGGCCTTGCGCCTTCAGCTTGCTGACCTGATCGCCATAGATGGCACCCTCGATAGGGGCGCGGAACATGTCTTGCGGAGTAGCGGGCCATTCGCGGAACGCTCGTCCCTTCATCTTGCGATGCTCGTTGGCCCAGAACATTTTCTGTTCATCCGTCAGCCTGACCCCGTCTTTTTCCCAGCCGGCAAAAACTTTGTTAGTCTCCGGCGTGACATGCACTGATCCCACAGGCAACTGGTTTTTAGAGTCCATCTGGAAGCCGAAGAAGAGGAACTTGAACTCTCGCTTGTGCAGTTCCGCTCCCATCCGCCCTTGCGCTTCCTCGATGAGATCGTAAAACAACCCAGACGGCGGGCCTTTGTAGGTGGACTCGATGTCAATCGTACACCCGGTAGCCACTGCCGGGAACGCACCGTCGATGATGTTCTGCGCGTCCCGGGGACGTTCGTCGCAGATAGGTCCGAACTCTGATATGTGCAAGGCTTGCAATGTGCCACCTCGGAAGGTCGTCGAGCAACTGTAGGTGGAACCGTTTGACCATTCCATCCACGTCTCGCCCCTGCTGGTCAGCTTGATCTTGTTGTGAATGTATTGATGGATGCTGTCCCTAGTAGCCTGCGAGACTCCGGGGATGTGCAAGCCGATCCGCTCCCATGCCTCCTGTAGGATTGCCATCTTGCCCTTGGCATCGTCCAGCTTGAAGTCGATGAGACCGCAGGTCTGCGTGTCGTTGAAGATCGCCCGGTCGAGGTTGCCCAGGCCGATGCGGGTGGAGAACCCGGCACGTCTAGCCTTGGTCAGTAGGTTCCACCAATGCCGTTCCTTGGCATACCACACCTGCGCTTCGTTCGGAGTGAACTGGACAATCTTCCCCCAAGGATCTCGGATAGAATACAGGTTGGCGAGACGCCATTCCCTGTCGGACAAACGCTTGATCAGGACTGCTTCTGGGTTGGACAAAGACCGGCTTTGTTTCATGCCTGTACACCTACAGAGTTCATGGCTCTCCCATGACACCATTCGCCGGAAATTTTTGCCACCGTGACCGTTCTTCCAAGACTGCCAACCGTTTAGCGTCATCAGCAGCTTGCGCCGCATGCGATTCCAGCTTCTCGATGTCCTGTCTCAGAGGCTCAGTCACAAGCCACCCACAGCCCCCACAGATCGACAAGATGATGCCTGCTGCCGCCCAAATCAAGTGCCAATCTGTGCCTCGGTTGATTCGCTCGCCAAACTTCTCGAAAGCCCCGACCAGAGAATCTACTTTCTGCGCCAGGGCTTGAACGTCACGCTTTAGTTCAGCGTTGGAAAGCTCAGTGTGAGATACTCTCCTGAACAGTTCGCTGACAACGTCGCGCACCGATCCGCTTTCGAGAAGTTCGTTTTCGCTCACCGGGGCTGGAGTTGATCTGCGTCATCGTCCGGGATGCCAAGCAAGCCTCGCACTGCCCGCAAAGCAACAATGGCGGCCCGGAACCGACCGGCGTTTTCCTGCGAAGAGTTGCCCCGCTCGATAAGCCGCACTTCCACGGCATCGATCACAGCATCAAGGTCATCTTTCCCCAACGAGGCAAAAGCCGCGCCAGCCAGTTTCAGTGCGAGTTGAATGAGTTTGTTCATATTAGTAAAATTCAGTTACGATGATTACGCCAGAAGCTCCTACTTTTCCAATCAATGCGGATTGTCCAGACGTATTTACTTGAGCTAATCCTCCAGTGCCATATGTAAGGCTACTATACACAGGGGCAGTTCCTCCTTCTCCAATTAGCGCCGGTCCCGCCGATCCAACATAGAAACAGGGTTGACCCTGATTTCCCGTAAGTATTATGTCCCCAACAGCAATAGAGGGCACACCTATGAATGCTCCAACCCCGCCATTTCTTCTAAAAGAAGTTGTAGAACCCACAGCAGTAGATGTACCAAGACCTCCGCCAGTCCCTCCATTTGCCAGACAAAGCACCGTATCATTTCCGCCGATTGTTCCAGTAAAGCTAGACGTACCACCGTTTCCTCCAGCCGCAGGCGCTGAACCAGAATACCCAGCAGCACCCGCCGCGCCAACGGTGTATTTGAAAGTCTGATTAGCTTCAATCACATGAAATTTCTTTGAGTAACCTCCGCTTCCGCCGGAACCGCCAGCAGAAACATGACCAGAGCTTGCAGCATTTGCCCCGCCACTACCCCCTCCCCCACCGATGCATTCGATCATCAACGCTCGCACACCGTTCAAAGGCGTGAATGCAGCGTTAGTTCCCGAAGTCAGAACATTCAGCTTGGCAATCCCGAAGTTGATGCTTTGATCAAGTTTCGTTGGTCCAACCGCGCCATCTGCAATCTGGTTTGATCCAACAGCACCGGCAGCAATCTTGGCTTGAATGACCGCTCCAGCTTCGATCTTGGCAGTGCTTACGGACCCATCGGCAATCTTCAGGACAGTGACTGCGTTGTTTGCCAACTCGGTGCCGGTAATCGCGTCAGCAGCAATCTGCGCCGTCCCGAAGGCTTTGCCATTGATCAGTGCAGCGGTAATCGTGCTGTCAGCGATCTGAGCTTGGGTGATTGATTTGGCAGCAATCTTGGTTGCATCGACCGCACCGGCAGCAATCTTGGTCCCGATCACTGCGCCTTCGAGGATCTTCTCAGATTGGACCGCACCGGCAGCAATCTGTGGCGCACCCACAGCACCAACAGCAATCGAGGATGCAACCTGAGTGCCAATGTTTGCCCAACTCCCGGCAGTGATGTTGGTCGAGCGATACAGAGCCTCGGTGCCGCTTTGGTCAAGCTGGATGCCCAGTTGCCCTACAAAGTCCGGCACCGCAATCGCTCGAGCGGCTTGATCAGTGAACGTCCGGGTGGGGCGATTTACTTGACTCCCTTGAAGGTTGATCAACTCCGCAAGCTGAGTGCCGGTCAACATAGCCACCGAGGTGCCGTTGATCGATCCGACGACACCGGGCGCAGTCAACGCCAACTCGTTCTGGACGGGAGAAGTCACCGTGAACCGCAGCACCCGGCTCACCCTGGAAGACAACTGCTGGATGAGCATGGTCAGTCGATCAAACAACAGGTTCAAGGTCAAGCCTGGCAACGGACCCGCGACGGTGAAGTTGGCTTCTTGCGTGTTGGGAATTGCCAAGTCGATAATGACACTGCACGGCAGTTGCGGGCCACCGGCGTTTGCTTCATTGAGCGTCACTGTGCCGGATGCTCCGTTGCCACCGGTCACCGAGTAGTTGGTGCCAATCGTCTGAAGCACACCGTTGACGTAAACCTTCAGGTCGCTCGATGCAAAGAACGGGAAATTAAACGCCACCGTGCGTGTGCCGTTGAGAGCAGGGATGCTGATCGGCTGGAAGGTCGTAGAAATTGCCATTCCCAATCATGATTCTAGCACAACGATATTGCAAGAACTTTCCCCAACAACAACTACACAGCACCAAACTAGACTTGGCGTCCATGCAGCAGCATTGACGTGGAGCCACCTACAAGGCTCAGGAAGACGAAGATGCCGTCTTTCGAGGGACAACACAGCAGACGATACCTATCCCCCTCTTGCCGTCGATTGTATGCGTTTCTTTCTTCCGGGCGATCTTAGGAAAACCTTGCTGCCGCCAAGGTCTTTGCTAAGGTCTCACCAAAAAGCTATACACAACTCTCACGCCCGCGCACGTACAGTAGAAGTTGTAGTACAAGTTGATGTACAATGAAGTATTATGACGTAGGAATAATACTTTATTGTACAGCAACTGGCGCGCCCGCGCACGCACGCACATACGCGGAGCAAATGAACATACGATTTTGAGGGTAAAGGGGTCGATAATATTTCAATGATTATTGATAGATTATAGGATAGCTGATTGGAAAACAAAGGGGTGGACATACGCCAAAACCTATGCAACCAGTGAGCATGACAATCACCCACCTCCCTGAAACCGAGAGCATCTCCAAGGTGCTGGCCCTTCCGGAAATCGCAAACCTCATGGAGTCCCACGAATACAACGCAGAGCTTCTCGTCTTCCATCTGGCCAAGCACGTCAACCGGCTACAGCATGAACTTTACTGGGAACTGACCCGGGATCAATCCAACCAATCCTCCAAATGACCGACCCAACAAACTCCGAAACAAGCGTCCCTTGTTCGGCCTTCGTTTTGAGATTGTTCCCAAAGCCATGCATTCCGCGCAAACGGCATTTGTGCAGGCTTTGCGGCACATGGATCGAGGCGCGAGAACCGTGCTGTAAATGGAGCGGATTTGACGATCCTCCATGGACAAGCTACGCTCATCCTGAGTGTTATGACGAAATGAAGGCCGAAAATGAGCAGGTTTGGGAAAGTTTGCTTCCCGGGGACATTGATCGTCCCTCAGTGCGAATGTATTGGCCGAACGCATAAGGCCATGGATCACTGCCCACCATCGACGTTGACCTCGGAAAACAGCCCGTTGGGCAGTGATTCCATGCGCCGACTTGTTCGACATCTGGATTTGTTCTCGGGCATCGGTGGCTTCGCGCTTGCGGCCAAGATGGTCGGCGGAATCGAGACTGTCGGATTTTGCGAGATAGACCCTTGGGCGCGGCGGGTGCTCGCCAAGAACTTCCCAAGCGTCCCAATACATGAGGACGTGAAAACACTAGACCCCTCACAATATGGAACAATCGACCTTATTACCGGCGGATATCCTTGCCAACCATTCAGCCACGCCGGGAAACGCCTTGGCGAGGAAGATGACCGCCATCTCTGGCCAGCAATGCGCACAATTATTGAACGGGCAAGACCCCGTTGGGTGCTGTGTGAAAATGTTGCTGGGCACGTCACGATGGGCCTCGACACTGTGCTATCTGAACTGGATGCCATCGGCTACACCGCAAGGCCGCTTGTTATTCCGGCTTGTGCCGTCGATGCCAGACACCGACGAGACAGAGTATGGATTTTGGGCAACACCAACCGTCCAAGACGCAGCCAAGGCGACACGCCGTTGGCGGGAGGGAAGGCAGAACAATCTGACCGCAATGGCCAGCCTGATCCCGACGCCGAGCGCGAGCAACGCAAAGGGAGCAGTAAAAGCGAGGATACCTGGAACGCCACAATACAAGGCGAATCTGGACGAATGGGCGGAGAACGCGCCGGGTGCCAGTGGGAGACTGAACCCGCAGTGGGTCGAGTGGCTCATGGGATACCCGGTCGGGTGGACCGAATTAAAGGACTCGGAAACGCCATCGTGCCGCAAGTCGCTGCCGAAATCCTCCGCGCCATGATGGCTGTGGATTGTATGTCGAACAGTAACGAACACCCAATCCTCCAAGTGACCACCGCAGACCATTTGGGTGATGCCAACAAATTGGTGGAGTTTAAGGAGTTTATGTAAACTCGCTAAACTCTAAATAGCATAGCAAGCGTGGAGAGTGCTTTCTCGCGAGTTCATGCAGATTTGAGCGTGTATCTTCTGGGGCTTACGGATCCGCACCCGGCCCCGGCCCGCCCCCCGATTCGCGGGCTACCCCCCCCCCCTAACACTGCGCGA